GTTGCATAACAATGGAATACTATACATATATTAAAATCAATAACTTATCCAGTGGAGTTTTAGATGGATAAAGAAGAACAATTAAAACAAGCTCAAAAGAAAGCAGCAATAGCTAACAAAGGCAATAAGAATGGCGCTAGAAAGTCCAGAGTATTAAATGACACACTTAAACGTAGACTTATGCAAGAAGATGGTGAGGAAGCTAACAAGGTTATTTCTGCATTACTTACTGAAGCTAAAGAGGGCAATGTTGCTGCAATCAGAGAGGTCATGGACAGAGCAGAAGGCAAGGTTCAAAATCAGACAGACATAATATCTAGCGATGGATCATTACAGTCTAACCTTAAAATAGAATTTGTTGATGCAGCCGACCCAAAAGTTTCCGAGTAAGCTAAAGTTTTTATTTGAACCACACCGATATAAGGTAGCTTATGGAGGGAGAGGGTCAGGTAAGTCTTGGAGTTATGCAAGAGCTTTACTTATGATGGGTACAGAAAAACCATTAAGAGTTTTATGTACAAGAGAAATCCAGAAGTCTATTAAGCAATCGGTGCATACGCTGCTTAAAGACCAGATACAAGCGTTAGGTCTAGGAGAGTATTACGAGGTCGTAGAGAACTCTATAAGAGGTATAAACGGCACTGAATTTAACTTTGCAGGATTAGCAACAAACACAGTTGAAAGTATTAAATCCTTTGAGGGAGTTGATATTGTCTGGTGTGAGGAAGCGCAGAACATTAGTAAACGATCATGGGACATATTAATACCTACAATTAGAAAGCCTGACAGTGAGATCTGGGTAACATTTAATCCTTACATGGACACAGATGATACCTATAAGCGTTTTATTATTAATAAGCCTAGTAACGCTAGAATAGAAAAAGTTAATTACATTGACAACCCTTTTTTTCCAGAGGTGTTGGAGATAGAAAGAACACGATGCAGAAATCACAACGCAGAAGATTATGCAAACATCTGGGANGGTGATACTAAAGCCGCAGCTGATGGTGCAATTTATCACAATGAGATAAGACAAGCACAAGAGTCTGGGAGGATTACTAATGTACATCCAGATGCTTTATTAAAGACTCACATTGTTATGGATTTAGGATGGAACGATTCAATGGCTATTATCTTATGCCAAAGAAATTTGTCCGAGATACGAGTTATAGATTATATAGAAGATGACCACAGGACATTAGATAGTTATTCGGACCAACTGAAACAATTAGGCCACAACTGGGGGACAATGTATCTACCTCATGATGCTAGGAACAAAGACTTTAAGTATGGAACATCAGCCGAAGAAATTATGCAGCGACTGAAATGGGACACAGAAGTCATACCTAAAGCAAATATAGAGACTGGTATTAAATTAGCTCGGATGACTTTTGATAGAGCTTACTTTGACCAAGATAAAGCAAAAAGATTAATAGAGTGTTTAAAGAACTACAGAAGAAGTATTAATCAATCAACACAAGAACCACAAGCTCCACTGCATGATGAATATAGTCATGGTGCTGATGCTTGGAGATACACCTGTGCAGTTGTAGATACAATGAATAACGATGATTCTACTTGGGATCAACCACTAGAGATTAACAAATCATGGATAGTATAAATGGCATACGATAAGAAAAAAATGAAAGTAAACGAAAGTGACAATAGAGAATTAGTCAATATTATTGGCGATCATATTGATGACTCGTTAGGCTTTATTGCAACTGATACACAATTGCAAAGGGCATCCGCATTAGACTATTATCTTCGTGAGCCTTATGGAAACGAGGTAGAGGGTCGTAGTCAAATAGTAACCGCAGAGGTTGCAGAAGCAGTTGATGGAGCATTGCCACAACTTATTAAGGTCTTTACCCAGTCACAAAAGGCAGTTATATTTGAGCCAGTTAACGAAGGTGATGGTGAATTGGCTGAACAAGCGACAGCATATGTAAACCACATTTTTTATAAAGAGAACAATGGATTTGAATTGTTGCATGATATGTTCTGGGATGCACTGTGCCAAAAAGTAGGCGTACTTAAATGCTACTGGGATGACAAGAAAGATGTAACAAAAGAAAAATACGAGAACCTAACAGAAGATGAACTTGCAATGATTATGCAAGACGAGGAAGTAGAAATTGTTTCTCAAGAGGTCGTAGAAGAAGTTATAGAACAAGAACCACAACCAATGATAGACCCACAAACTGGACAACCACCTGTTGATCCCATGACTGGGCAACCGATGATGGATGAGATGGGTATGCCAATGATGATGGAAGTACCTCCAATCATTAACCTTTACTACAATGTCAAATGTAAAAGAACAATAGACTCATCTAAAGTTAAAATAGAGTCAGTTGCTCCAGAAGAATTTTTAATAGACAAAAGTGCTATTAATATTGAGGATGCTGATTTTGTAGCAGAAAGAAGTTTAGTTACTCGTAGTGATTTAATAGCAATGGGATATGACCCAGATGTTGTTGCAGAATTATCTACTGGAGATTTATTAGACTTTACTCCAGAGAGGGTAGCAAGGTTTGGTGCAGGTGAGCAACCCTTTGATAATAACAACTCTGATAATGAAAGTATGCAGCGTGTTGAGTATTACGAGTGTTATGTTCGTGCAGATTTAGATGGTGATGGCATAGCAGAACGACATAGAGTTTGTTACGCTGACAACAAAGTGCTAATGCACGAAGAATGTGACTATCAACCATTCCATAGTGTATGCCCGTTCCCAATACCACATAAGTTCTTTGGTGAATCATTAGCTGACAGAACTATGGATTTACAATTAATTAAATCTACTATTACTAGACAGATGCTAGACAATCTTTACTTAACTAACAACTATCGTGTTGGTGCAGTTGAGGGACAGGTTAATCTTGATGACTTACTAACATCTACCGCAGGTGGTGTTATTCGTATTAAGAACCCTAATGCGTTAGTGCCAATGACAGTGCAATCTAGTGCAGGACAATCATTTCCCATGCTTGAGTATTTAGATACTGTACAAGCTAAACGAACTGGTGTAAGTGAAGCATCACAGGGACTTGATCCTAATATTCTCCAGAATGTAACAGCCACAGCAGTCGCAGCAATGAGTTCAGCAGCAGGTGGTAAAATAGAACTGATAGCTCGTATATTTGCTGACACTGGAGTCTCATCTTTAATGAAAGGTATATTACAGCTTGTATGTAAGTACCAACAAAAAGAAAAAATTATTAAAGTTAACAACAAATTTGTACCCATGAATCCTAGAGAATGGAATACAGAATACAATGTCACAGTCAATGTTGGTCTGGGNAATGGTGCTAAAAGTGAGCAATTATCTGTTATGCAGATGGTGTTAGACAAACAAGAGCAGATGCTTACACAATACGGATTATCTAATCCACTAGTTAGCTTAAAACAATACAGAGACACACTGGCTAAATTTGTAAACATGGCTGGATTTAAAGATGAGTCTGCATTCTTAAAAGATGTAACACAAGAAGAATCTGACCAACTTGCACAACAACAAGCACAGAACCCACAGACTGATCCTAATACTGAAGCAGCTAAAATACTTGCACAAGTAGAAAAAGAAAAAGCAGAGATGCAAATGCAATCTAAAATGGCACAACTTGAATTAGAAAAACAAGAGCTAGAGCTTAAGGTGCAAAAAGAAATGTTAGAGTTGCAACAAAAACAAGTACAGTTTGAAGCAGAGATGGCTATGAAAGAAATGCAACTAATGCAAAAGACTACCAATGACCAAGAAAAATCTGATCTAAATAAAACAACAGAAATATTAAATTCATTAGAAAAAATACAAAACCTAGCAACACCTAAAATTTAATGGACAAAAAAGCTGAAATTAAAAGCGTATTAAATACTCAATCATTTCTTGATGAAATAAAAGATATGACCAAAGAGTGTTATGCAGAAATACAAAATTCTAATCCAGAAGATGTAGCTACAAGAGAAAGAGCTTATCAAAGGATTAAGGCAATAGACAGCATGATGACTAGACTTCAATCTATCGTAGACAGCGACAAGATTAAGGATAAATCATGGACAATATTATAGGCATTTAGCCTGTATGGTAATGCCACACCTAGATGGCGATTAAGGAAATACAATGAGTGAAGAAACCACGACTCCAGAAGTTGGAAGTGGGAATGATAGCCCTATAACAATAGATGATGCAACATCTGCATTTGAGGGTATGTTATCCACACCAGAGGACTCTAACGAGCAACCAACTGAAACGGAAGAAGATACACAAGAAGCAGAGGTAGAGGAAGCAGAAGACGAAGCGGATTACGAGGAAGCTGTAGAAGCAACCGAAGATGAAGTGGAAGAAGATGTAGACTCCGAAGTTGAAGAACCTGAAGAACCTGAAGAAGTTGAGGAAGAACAAACTTTCACCATAAAAGCAGCAGGTGAGGAAAAAGAAGTTACCCTTGATGAACTAAAGAAATCTTATCAACTTGGCAGCGACTATACTAAAAAGACTCAAGAANTNGCNGAACAGCGTAAAGNNATNGAAGCAAGANGCNAAAGNTATTCTTGAAGCTAGACAAGTTAGGGNTGACTATGCTCAAAAACTTCAAGCAGTTGAACAATTCTTGGTTGGCAATAATGACAGCCCAGAAGATTTATCTGCAATGAAAGAGAACGACCCAATAGGATATGCAGTTAAGGTCGCAGAAATGACCGAAAAAAAAGAACAGTTACAAGCTGTGCAATCTGAACGACACCGCCTTGCTGAAGAGCAAAACGCAGTAAGAGCAGATCAAATGCAAAAGTTTGTAGCAGAAGAAGCACAAAAACTAGCACAATCCTTGCCAGAGTTTTCAGACAAAGCCAAAGGCGAACAAATTAGAAATAGTATTCGCAACTATGGAAAAAAGGTTGGTTTCACAGATGAAGAGTTATCTCAAGTCTATGACTCTCGCCATGTTTTAGTGTTACATAAAGCGGCACAATACGACAAATTAATGGCAGGTAAAGCTGGTGTTAAAAAGAAAGTCGCTAATGCTCCCAAGACAATAAAAGG